CGATGACGTGCAGCCATTCCGGCATAAGTAGGATCAATCCTTGCTATCTCAGGGTCATACGGCGCTACAGCACACCGGCACCGTGGATGTAACGGTAACTTTAACTCTGTACGTCGATAAATACGACCTGCCCTGTCTCGACATACTGGACAAGTCCGATCGTCACTTGTCGCGTAATACATCACTAGATCAATTCCTATTGTAGCGTAATACGCATTACTTGCTTCCGAATACGCACGCATACTTTCGGTTCGTACAATGGTCTCCGCTCGCCCTCTTGTAATCACTAGACGGTCTCGCATATCACGCACCATCGCATCAGTAGGGCGACCTTCTGCAATCCCCTGCGCCACAATCTCCGCAGCAGTTCGGGCAAACTCATCCCCATGACGCCTTAAATACCCCTTAGCCTGCGCCGCAGCAGCCATCGTTGCCTCAATCGGAATTGTAATATCCACTCGTGGATGAGTGGGTAGTAGCTCACCCGTGAGCGCATCAGCTGCCACGATCCCAAGCTTGGATGCCTCCGCAACTAAATTCCGGAATAACTCGTCATACTGGTCCTGCATGTCCGGCCGCACAGCAGGAATCAGCTCACGGAACACTTGCAACAGCAGCACATTCCGTTGGCTTGGATCTCGCATGCCGCGTCGCATATGCTCCCGTGCTCGGCGAAGCAGACGATTAAACGAGCTCTCCAGAACCTGATTTAATAGTACAACTACATCATCCTCGGCATTCCGTAGCAGATTGTTGTAGCGCTCAAGTAGATCCAAAACTTAGGCTAGTAGACCTCCCATCCAGCACGTAGCGATTCAATTTCGCTCTCGGGGATAGCGGAGAGTCCTGCGATATTCTGCCGGAACAATCGGGAAATTCCAAGCTTGGCAGCACGGAGGGACGCGAAACCGGTGGCATAGGGACCGTCGATCAGCTCCCCGTCGCGGTCGAAGCGGGCACGGTACAGCTTATAGGCCCGGGCGCGGTGAGGGCCGAACACCACCATCGGGGCCGCCTGGCTGGAATCAGTGCGCTGGCCGTCAGGCCCCACCAGATAGCCCGCGCAGAGGTCGTCTACCCGGTGGGTGACCCGGATCCGCAGGCCGTGGGCCTCGTAATGGTCGAAAGCGTCGGTCTTGGCGCCGTCCTCGGGGGGCGGGGGTTGATCCTCCGGGGGCTGCTGGGCGGCGAGCTGCAGGTTCTGATACCCCATCATCCGGCTCTCGAATGAGGCGTCCGCAGCAGCGCTCAGCTGCTTGGTTACAGCAGCATTGAGCGTGGTTTCAGTGTTGAAGTCGGTGCCACCAAAGCGGGCTTCACGTACTTCAATGGCGTTCAGTACACCGAGATTAATATATGTGTTGTCTATTTGAGCTTGGGCAGCGCGGATGTCAGCTTTCTCTTTATTAGTCTCAGTAAAAGCTGAGGGGAAAGAGACGGACCAATTACGTGGGGGGCGGCCTCGGGTGGGGCCCTCCTTGCTGGCCAAGATGTAGGAGAAGATCTGCTCGACCGCTGACATGCAGTAGAGCTCTTGCCAGTTCTCCACCAGGGAAGCCCAGAGGCGCTCTTCAAACCGGCCCTCTTTGCCCAGGCCACCGGGGGATTCCCCCATGAGAATGGCAGAAGGCCAACCAGTGGCAGCTTGTAGGTCTTTGATGAAGGGATCTGTGGCTGAAGAGATATTGTTGAGAGCACGGTTGAGATATGTAACTGTCTCTTCTTTGTCAATGACCATGCCTTTGTACATACTGCGAGATAGGATATTGGCTTCTAGGCGCTTCCGGATGTCTGATTCGTTGCCAGCAGCAATACGATTAAAGAGTCCTGGGATGCTGTGTACAAATAAATCTGCGTCTGAAAGCATTGTTTCCAAACCCATCATGCCGCTTTCGTAGCGCTTGTAGGCGTCCCAAATTAGTTGCAGAACAGATTGGCCCCAGCCGACGTTACGTACTCGGAGATTCCAGGGGAGATACAGCCCATCGAAGCGGGCCACTCGGGATGCGTGTATGCGTATATCGACATATCTGCTGGTCTGGTCGGGCGACATGCGCTGCGAAGTGGAAATCCGGTAGAACTGAGGCTTGCTGTAGTCAATAATCGTGAAGTCCTCTGGTATCACCTCATGGCGAGACAGCGGGACTAGGCCTCGAACAGCGCGGATACGTGTTGGGTCAACAGGTTCTTCAGGCGGAAGGCCGTCGTCAATCAGCAGAACTAGGAGAGCGCCACCGTATAGCCGTTGGAGCTTGACAACTTCAGCGTAAGCGCGGCGAAATTCTAGGTTTTTAATGTATTCATCGAAATCAGCAATTAGATCGTTAGCATTGGGGATGTCGTCCCCGCCTAGCTTAATTGTTGCAGGGTGTCGCAGAACTGTATCTGCGATGTTATCTACGTAGCGACGGGGAATACCGTTTAGATACAGTATTTCTAATTCTGTCTGAGAAAGCAGTGAAGCATTCGCAACTCTTGTGGCGACGCTGCGATCGGTAGAGGCAGTCCCCATGCCGGTTAGCACGTTCACCAACGCGCCATCTGTACGACTTACAGATTCGTTATTCCGGAATATATCAGACGAGTCAGACACTCGATGTTGGTGCGCTATGTGCTACATCCTATCGCTGGAATGTAACTTTGCGAACTTACATTGGGCGCAGAGGAACTTACAATGAGTGCAGAGGAACTTACAATGTGCGCAGAGGAACTTACACTGGACACTTAGATATTTGCAAAGAACGCTGCAGTATTTGGAGTTTCTGGAATCAGACTGCAGGCAAAGGCCAACGCCATGACAGTATCATCGTTGAAACCGGATGCAGCGGCACGGACTCCGTGATCTTTCTGCTGGAAAGCGCGGAGTTCGTCCACAATCACGCCCTCTGGGAATATCAGGTCGTCATGTTCCAACAGGAACAAGATGCGGTCCGTGGCTGTGATCTTACTGGGTTGAGAAGTGGAGAAGAGCTCAATAGCGTACTCGGGGACAATGCCTTGGAGCGCTTCAGCGATCACTGCACCCATGGCCTGTTTTTCTACGATGATGCGATGCGGGATGTAGTCTTCTATAAGCTCTTTGATCCTGCGCAGGCTGTACTCAGTGCTGCGGCCGTTTTCACGATATAGGCTGACGACTTCATAAGGCTTACTGGTGATGTCAAGTACCAGTCCTACGAAATAGTCACTGCCGCCTGCGTTGGGATCTATCGCTAGTACATATGTACGGTTAACCGAGCCGCATTCGCGCCAGGAGCCACGGGCGCCACGGCTGATCAGGTCATAGGGGTAGATCTGGCTGTCGGTGGCGCCGAAGGAAAGCTCGTACTCGGTGGCCCAGGCGGACTGGGTGATGCGACGATCCTCCCGGGTTTTCTTCGCCCAGTTGGGATCTTGGTTGTAGACCGGATGCTGGGAGTAGTGAATTGCGACGCGGAGCCACTTGTCTGGCAACTGCGCCAGGCGGCTATTGAGCTCTGCAATAACAGCAGGGCCCTGGGCGGGGGTATCACGCGCACGCTCGACGTAGGACAACCAATCGGGGAAAATACCGGCGTGCCAAAGGGAGCCGTACCAGTCAGAGGCGGTATCTGGTGTGCTGGTGACGATCACCCGGCCTTTTTCGCCCAGCATGGAAAGCGTAGGGCTGGCGGCACGGTAGATCTCTTCAGCGCCGTCAACGAAGGCGGCCTCGTCGATCCAGAGGTCTGAGCAAGAGGGGATGCCACGAGCAGCGCGAGGGCTGCCGGGTAGGAAGTGGATAGTGCCGAAGCCAACGATGCTGATTAGCGTGGCGCTGTCTGTGGCGTAACGGAATGAGTGGCCTGGGATGCTGTTAAGCATCCGCTTAGCGCGGCGAGCTAATTGAGAAGAGTCGCCCTGAGTTTTGGAGAATACGACAGCAACGTATCCTGGTTCAGTAGCAGCGCGACAGCTGAGGGCGTTGACAACAGTTTCACTGACGCCAACTTGTCGGGATTTATTTACAATAACATTTTGATGGGAATAGATCTGCTTTATCAGGTCTATTTGAAAGTCATACGGGTCAAACGGGGCGACAGTGCCGCTTGTGGTGATCCAGGTGAGTCGAGCGAATTCAGACCACCGGTCGATGGTGGGCAGGGTGCTGACAGCGGGCTCGGGGGAGGCGGTGGCTTGGGCCTTGCGGCGTTCGATTGCGGCCTGCAGCTTGTCAGCGCGGCGGGCGAGTTGAGTCAGCGATGAAGTGGTCATTCATCGGTGGGCTCGAATGAAGGGAGATTGTCTTCGTCCTCGGGGAGAAGTTCAGCGGTCAGGGGGTCCACCATGGCTTCAAGGTTGGCCAACTTGCGGTTTAGCATCTGGGTCTCTTGATAGCGGCCTGCACCGTTGATTAGGGCACGAGAAGCAGCAATGCGATCAGAAGCATTCACGCGGGGGTCCCGCATGATGGCTTTAAGGGTGTCGATAGCTTCGGGTAGAAGTTCTATAGTTTGAC